AATATAAGCATTCGATAAATCCATTCCTAGCAACTGGTCAACCAGACTTAAGGGAAACAGGTGCGTTTTACGATGCTTTTCAGGTTGAGGTAAACAGCAATACCATAAAGTTTGATAGTACAGATAGCAAGACCTCGAAACTGGAGCGTAAATATAGCAGTAAGATATTCGGTTTGAACAAATACAATATGGCATACTTTGCAAATCAGCACGTAATACCAAAGATTAGGGAAGAATTAAGGATTTTAACAGGGTTTAGGTTTTAAAAATATAGGTTATGGCAAAGGAATTTAAAATATACTTTCAGATTTACGATAAGAAATTATGTAGTAAAATAATAGCTGACAATGAACACGAAGCTAGGAATATTTTACTAGGTAAATTAAAAATATTAAAGGTTGAAGAAAAATCATTAACATCTGATGATTTAGGCAAAATGTTCGAGGACTTGATTTGCAAAATATAATTATGGAAAATCAATTCCCATCATTCGAAGAGTTTAAGGCTAATTATGATATTACATCAAGAATGCCGTGGTTATCAGATAATAAATCATATCAAAAATATATGGCAAAAGATAGAGGCGAAAGAACGCCAGATGAAAAACCAATTACAGCAATCAGACCAAAGGCATCGCCAATAATTAGGCAAAATGATGGTTACGGAGATACTGAATTTAAAGCAAATCTATTACTTGTTATGGCTTTACTTTGTATAGGCGCATTTGTGTTTGTTTGTGGTTTTTGGTTAGGTTTAAAAGTAAAATAGTTATGGAATTTAAAGTAATAACTTCAGATTTAGAAATAGAAAGCATTGAGTTTAAAGGCAATTCTTTAATAATAAACTGTAAAAAACCAACTGATTTTAAAGGTAATATTACAGTTAGAAGAGTTGACGAGTGCCAACACGAATATAAAGCTATGGGAGTTGGTAATATGTGGGCTGAATGTACTAAATGCGGTTACAAACCATAGCTATGCGCATCCTCCGCCAACGCCCAACATACACCTCTTGCGACGATCTACCACTCGCTAACTTCATTAAGATAGTTTGCACAGGTGAACTCGTACATCTTTACAGCGAACCTGCGAGGTTCATACATCGTAACGCTCCATTAGCTGATATTTGGGAGCATATATTCAATGAGTATAACGAACTGACCAACAACACCCAAAGTAAGCACGTATTCAATCTTATCAAGGAGATAACGGTTTTGGGCAACAGGATTGGCATAGTAAACGATTGCGTAAACCTGCTTAGGTCGGTTGAGGACATTGCTAACTATCCCGATTGCATAGCCATACTAAACTCTTATGGTTGCTCACACATTACCATTACGAATGAAAATCGCCGCACGTCATTAGATAGGTGCATTACGGTTTGTAAGCGTTACATTGCCGATAATCTTCTTGTGTATTGCTTTCAAGTCGAGTTGCTTGTATTGCTCAACTCCCTCAAATGCCTTTACGAACTCTGCTTCTGTTACTCCCTTAGCCCAAGCCTTGTTGAACTTTGGGGACGGCTTAACTGCAAACATTATACGGTTGCTACGATTGTCTTAGGTAAAATCTCATACCCGACAACATCATTGCCAGATAATGCACTTACGGTTGAACCCTTTAACACAACGTCAGCACCGGCCGAATAGTCTGGGTCGGTTGCATCCATAGTGAACAGAAAAGCCTTGCTATTTGGAACAGCCGCAACCGATGTAATGGTTATTGCGTTTCCTGTTGAAGCCCTGGTAATTGTGAAATTGGTAGGGTCAGCAAGTTCAGTAGCAAACAGGTCATAAAAATCCTCATAACCTCCACCACAACCAACGTTTAAGCGAGCCGTGAACGTGTTTGCAGGTTTTGCGCTTATTTGTTCAGGAACTACGTTCTGTAAACCGCTTAATTCCCTTAAATCACCTAAACTTAATTGGATAGAATAACTATCTTCATTAAAGTAGTTAGGCATAAAGTCTACACGATAAGCGTAAACAGTTACGGCATCGTAAGCAGCAACCTTTAATTTATCCGTGTAAAGATAGTTAGATGGAATGCCCTTGAATGTAGAGTTACCTCTTGCCCCAAATAAACGACCAGTTGCATCAACTACCAAGAACCTTGCGTTACTTGCGCTGTTGAACTTTCTTAATTGGTCATTTAGACACTTACCGCCTTTAGTAAACTGGAACATCCAGTTGTACATTCCCTCATTTGATGGGATAGATGAACCACTACCAAACGTTTGAAACGATGGGTCAGTAGAGTTATCCGTAAAGGTAACTTGTGGAGGGAATGGATAAATCCTTTCAGTCCTGCTATCTGCAACAGCCAATGTTCTTAGCTTTGCCATTACGGTTTCGGCAGACACTAGGTCAGCAGCCAATAATTCAAAGTTATTAGGAACCTTGATTATGAACTGAAGCAATTTAGGGTCTACAACACAGCCGTTTTCAGCTACTCCAGTATTTCCTCCTGTTTCGCAATCTGGTGCGTTATTTAAAATGCTCATAATTTCTTTTGATTTATGCCGTTAAAAACAGCGAGTTAAATAATGTTTTAATTGTAGGTTGTCAATCTCTATTCCATCAATGAAGTCTGGAAATGGGTTACCGTCGTGGCTTTCCTGAACCTCTGTGCCCCAATAGTAACGCTTTATCATAGTGTGGCTTATGTTCTCAACAGCCGAAGCCCCAAGAAACATATCCCCTGCAAGTGTTAGCTGCTTCAAGAACTCACGATATATGGGCAATAGTATCGGCTTGAAATTGTTCTCTAACCTTTCATCTGCCTTGAACGTAGGCTTTGTGAAGTTGATTATTGCCAACCTTAAGCTTAACTGCTCATAGTTACCAACAAATCCAACGGGCTCACGAACATCTACGAACATATATATCAAAGGATACTTCTTGGTCTTTCCGCTACTTGTCTTACCCAATTGGATAAGTGATTCGCTCAATTCCCTAGCCGTACCGAACTTAAAGAAAACTCCTTCAATGGTTGGATGTGCTACTTTCAACTGTGCGAGTAACGCAACGCTTACCCTTTCGGTTATTGTCCTTAAATCATCCTCAATGTACGTTGGTTGTAAAGTTGCCATATCTAAAAACCTAAGCTATTTTCATAGTAATAAATTCTCGGTATATCACAATCGTGAAACCAACTATCATAACGCCTCCAATACCTACGAACAAAATCAGGGTACGTTTCGGTACTCAAGTCAAATAACCTTACCATTCCAACCATTTCGTTCCAAGCCCTTACCTGTTTATCAATTGAGTTTACAGGTGTTGAATTGTCTGTCTTTGTCTTAACCTCTGAAGTTCCTGCGCTCTGTGTAGTTTCGTCACGTTTCCAATGCCAATATACATAGTTAGCAATCATCTGCTTAAGGTCAGTTTCCTCAACAACAACAGTCCATTTAGGGTCAATTGGCTCAAATGTTTCTGGGTCGGTTGGCGGTTCAACAGGAACAGGGGTTAATCCATTTATCAATTCATTGTAGAAAGTAACCCCAAATAACTCAATAAGGAATTTCTTTTCATATTTATCTATGAACTCCTGCAAATTACCGCCATTATCGAAATAATTAGCTGTTTGAGGAATCGAAATCTCTGCTATGAATATACTTGGGGTTATGATTGACATTGCCTATTTATTGTCTATAAAGTAAATACTTGTTGTGGGTACTGTTCTGCGTTCCTGTAGTTGTAGTTATCACACGGTAATAGTAACCCTGATTGGTAGTGAAGTTTAACCAGTTTTCAGCAGTTGCATCAGTTAACGTGTAACTGTTCAATGTATGCCAAACCTCTCCAGCCAACCCCGTTAGCTTACTTTGAAGCACAATAGTTCCACCTACAGTACCACTATTCTTTGTGATTTGGTAATGGAAAGTTATTGCGCTCCTTGACTTTGGAATTGTTACGTTAACCGTATCGGCAGCAGCGTTAGCCATAACCTTGTTAACTGTCCCGATTTGCCCCTGATAATCCTGGGCTTTTGCAAAGGCTGTCATACCGACAACCAATGCTAAGAGTAATACTATGCGTTTCATTATGATTTAGCCTCCTCTTTTTTAGCCTTGTCAAAATCTGCCTTTGCTTTTTCAGTTTCCTTTTTCTCGTCAAACTCTTTAACATCAGCTTTAATTTTTTTACCTATGCCCAACAATTCAACGGTTGACTTATGAATAGGGTGGGTTTCACCTTCCTTATAAATAACCATTTTGTCAGACGGATTGTAATCTTCCTTGAAGGTCACAATCCTTACATCTTCTAATTTTTTACCCATTTTAAATTATACTACTGGCAATGTGATTGCCGCAAATACGTTAGCAAATGTGTCATACATTACAGAGTTAACCCTGTTTGAAGCAATGTAAGACAAGAATTCTTGGTAAGCACGGAATGAAGTTTTATCTTCCCTGAAATCTTCACCGTTTAAGCCTCTTTCAAAAACCATATTGCCATAAGCATAGATTTTGAAGCCTAAATCCTTAGCCACCAATAAAAAGTGTGTAGAAGGAATATCTTCAATGTCGGCAGGAATAACCTGTACTCCAGCAATGAACAATCTACCTAAAACATCTACATAGATAAGGTTATTGTTTAACCATTTACCATCTGTAGCCTTCAAGTTATGGATGCGATAGAATACGTCATCAGAAACAAACACCTTTCCTGGCTCTTCCTTTGAGTTAGCCATTGAAGCGATAGCCGCAATGATTGCATCAATGTAGTTAGCCAATTCAACATTTAACGTAAATGCTGGAGTAACAGAATATTGGACTGCTTCATTCTTTAAACCTAAAGGAGCTAATGCGTTAACAGCTGGGTTGTTATTCAAAAGACCATCATTGATAGTTTCACGAATTTCATCCATAAAATCTTCTCTAATCCAATTCTGGAAAGAAGGAACGTCACGTAATAACTTATCTTCAATAGTACCGAAAATAGCAACTTTTTTAGAAATAACTTCTCCAGTTGTAACACGGAATGAACGTTTAGGCTTAGCCTGTCCGCTTAAGATCCAAGCTGCACCTCCTGGGTCTCCACTTGTTGGGTTGGTATCGCCAATCTCTACCTTTTCTAGATAAACCAAACGAGGCACGTTGATTGTACGAATATCAAAGTTATCTAAGATAAGGTTACGTTTACGTTTACGCTCATTTAATTTAGGGTCAACATAACGACCTGTGAATGCTGAAATATCAGTACCAGCCTCACCACCAACAAAAGTTTGAGGGATGCCAAAAGTTTCAGGTGCTTTAATCGTGATTTTAGCAGCCTTATTGGTCTTATCGCCTTTATCATCAAAAGTAGCCTTAACAAAAGCCTCGATGTCAGCAGTAGCTACCAATTCGGTTTTGTTGTTTGTTTTGCCAGAGTTTTGCTCTCTTTTTTCTGCAAGCTCTTCCTGCATTTCAACAATCTGTTTGTGGATTGCCTCATTGCTATCATTGATTGCCTTGATTGCCTTGCTGATATCAGCAGCTTTCATTGTTTCGATACCTTCAGCTAAGTCTGCAACCTGTTTTTCAAGTAATGCAAACTTATCAGCATCAGCCTTATCGCCCAACGCCTCTTTGAAACTAACAACTTGTTCGCCAATTTTCTTTATGGCTTCAACTTCTGTAAGCTCTTTATCTTCAGTAGTACCGCCACCACCTCCATCTGGAGATAAGTTTGCTCTGAAAAACCTAGATGCCGAACCAGAACCCGCCCCAAATTTAGGGATAAATACTTTTTTCATCTTTTAATTTTTAAGTTTTAATAATAATTCATTTAACGCTTTTACTCTTTGAGTGCTATTCTGCGGCTCTGACTTATAAGTGCTTTTTTGCGGCTCATAATTTTTTACATATAATGTCGGTGTAATTGAATTGCTTCCAAATACTACCGCGCTACCTTCTCTTTTCTTAGCCTCCCTAACAACATAAACATAACCATACTCATCAGCAACCTCTGGGTTTATTGCCTGAGATTTAGCCCATTCATAGAAATCCATCTCCTTTTGGCTATCCTCGTCATAATATGCAACATCTAAATCGACATAGATCATTCCTATGGAGTGTTGCTTTACTTCTCCATCAACATATTTACCAAACATAAAAGGATCTTTTCTTTTATCAATAAGAAATTGGTTAATATTGGCTTCGGTGTCCATTGGTGAATTAATGCCTAATTCGGCAAACATCATTAATTCATTATAGCTTTTTGCCTTGCTTGAAATAACACTTTCAAAAATATTTTCGTGTTGTTTTAGGTGGTAAGACGTTGGGTTGTCTTTTACTGTCTTATTCCAAATACCCTTAATATGCAAGTCCCTATGGCTATCTATGACGTTGGTTGTGTTAATTACAGACTTTACTTCAATTATGTCGCTAGTAATGCTTTCTATTAATGGAGAAAACTCTTTTAGAATAATGCCATCTTTTAAAACAATTTCACTATCCTTTTTATACTCAGACTTTTTAAGGTGCATTAACTGCTTAATATTTTCCTTCATAAAACGGGTCTGATCCATTTTATCGGTAAAAATCTTATCTGGAAATTGTTTAATTGAATAGTTCATTTTATTTTTTAATTGGCTTGTTAATGTATTCCAATTTCTTATCAATGTCCTTTTTTAGGTATTCATTGGTAGTTTTTTCCTTAACCTGTTACTGCATTGAAATCATTAGCAGACATTAAGCGATTCGTTGAGAACATAGCGAACCTAAAGCTAGATGATAGCTATTTGAGCGATTACTTTACCATTGGTACTACATACGGAATACCAAAGGATGTATTGGAGGCTTTTAACTCTGGCACATACGAGAACCAGGAGAAGGCAAGGGGTGCGTTGGTGTCTTATTGTTTACAACCAAGGGGCAATAGCTTTATGCGTGGTCTAATGAAGATGTTTGCCGTTGATGACGTAACGTTCGTAATTGATTGGGAGCATTTGCCGTTTATGCAGGTTTTTGCAAAGGAAAGGGCAGAGACCGCAAAGGTAATGGCAGAGACTTTATTACTTTTAATGAAGGCAGGTATTAAAAAAGAAGAAATAAACACTATCTTAGACACTAATTTTACAGAACTTGATT